CACCGCTTGCTCCTTAGCGCCTCAAGCCTGTCTAGGAACCGAAGCGCGGCCTCTTTCATGTCTCTCTCAATCTGAAGATCCCGATAGAACGGATATTCTCGAACCGGACGATTCTGAACCCATTGAAATAAAAATTCATCCGATTCATGAAGAGGAATCTCGGAACGATCTTTAGGGACGATGCAAACCACGATGTCCCAGTGGTCCCCACCGCAGATCATGTTATACCACCGGACCTGGAGTTCGTAATACTTGGGGCATCCGGCCCGGTAGGTATGCTGCGCCCCCGTCTTGGTGTCAATGCCTCCAAATGCTGTCAAAAAGTCAGGAGTTCCTATGAACCGAGGATCTTCTGTTGACCTGGTGAAGGCCCCGTTGATGATGATCTGCTCGTTCCGCTTGGCATACCAGTTCGCCACCATTGGCTCTAGGCGCTGACCAGCCCTAGTTGCGGCATTACCAGTGAAGGGCTTGCCAACCCCCAACTTGTCAAGAAGAAGATCATCCTCTGACTTGTAGGGGTTGGCTCCCATGATACAGGCAATATCAGTCCCGGAGACACCGAGTTTGCGGGCCTCAAGCCAGGTTTGGCGGGCTTGTTCTTTCTCTTCGTTGGTCAACCGTTCACTTCCAAATAGCGGAGAAGCATCTCTTCTGCGGCGTGGGGGTTGTTAGAAATTGACTGAGCAGCCTTGTTTCTTGACTTGCAGACTGCTTTGCCGTAGAACTTCCCGTCGAATGAAAAGACTGCCACATCAAATCTATACTTCCCAAAGTCCTTTTCATATCGGTTGGTCATCATTTCTACTCCTGATTGGTAGCCATCAAATCATAGTTCCATTCGATAGATATATGATTGAATGGTTTTTACCATGCTATCAACAGACAGGCGTTTCTGGCGAATTTTTTTAGCCAATAGAACGAGATCACCACATCCAGGCTCTTTGGGTTCATCCTGTAGGCCGTTATCGGGGGGTTCATTTCTCAGCACTGGCTCCAGCAGTGTGCCGAGATAAATAATAAGTTCGTTTAGGGAATCAAGTTTCGTGGCAAGAATTTGCAACTGCTGTTTTGTCTGAGTTTCCTCAGTCTTGTCTTCGGTCTGCGGGTTCATGTTACACCTCCAAGTGGGTTTTAGGGTTATTCCTGGTCTGCGTTCTTCTTCAAGTCAGAGATAAGGTCGGAGTAAATTTCCTCCCCGCCATTATAGGTCTGGTACACATACTTGCAGGGTTTCCATTCGGGGGCCTGCATGATAAACCCCTTCCGCCCAGCCCAACCGCACTCAGTCCGAATCCAACGCGCCTTAGCCATTGTTCTTCTCCAACATGTGGATGATATATTCTTGAAGCAACTTGGTGGCTTCTTCTTTGCGCTGCGAGTCATCCGAAATCGCCGCGATACACTTAAGTGCCAGATCAATTAGTGCAATATTCCGATGGTATACGACCAGTTCGGATGAAGCTGATGCTGTGATGTTATCCATCTGTTCTCCTCTAGCCCAGAATGGGCATACATAAAATATAGGCTTTTCTGGTAAACGCGCAAGGGAACTTGTGAGTTTTCCCGGATGGATAAGCATAGGCGTCTGGCAATTCCAAAAGGTACCAGAACCTATGCTGAGCCCCAAATTGCTCATGCGAAACGCAGAGGAAAGCCAGAGTCTGTAAGCGGACGGGAGGAAGAAGAATGGTTAGAAATCCAGTTTCTTGAGCAAGTCCTCATGCGCTTCGGTACATTCCCTGTCAATCTCTTCAGGGACATAGGAGCAATTCTGGTAGGCAAGGTAAGCCATCCGAAAGCGTTCCAGCGCCTTCAGAATAGGGTCATCGTTCTCGTTGTAAACCAACTCTTCAGGGGCATCTTTGAGTGGATCTTGGATTTTCATATGATTGCTTACCCTCCAGTGTTTTCTTGTCATGGTGATTGTTTTTATCTGGATCGTGTTCAATCGTTCTAGTGCTTCGATCCCGTGCTTATCTACTTCCCCGTGAACGCTACTAACTTCCAAGTAACCTTATCTTCGGTAGGTCGGCTTCTCGTGCGCGGATCACCCCAGGAAAGAACAAAACCTTCCCTACCCAATGAGTCGTTCTCCCGAAACGATTGCTCTCATTGAGTAGAGAAGGCGAAATGTAGTCAGATAACTGGCCTAAGCCAGGATCACCCCGAGGGATCTGACGATGCACAATATGGAGGGTGTTTTCACCACAGAGAACCGGGTAGCACCGAACGGCCCCCTGCAAACCATCTGTCGCCCAAGGGAGGGGCTAGCAGACGGTGACATCCATACCGACCTTTGGTTATGTCTCACGACATTACCACTACGGTTACTGGCATCCTGTGCCAGAGCATCAAGGGGGCCGTGCATCCAGCGTGTCCCTTGACCGAGGGTTCGCACCTCGTCGTTGCAGAGACAGAGTACACAAGCCCCATAGGCGGGAAGGTCATTATCGGATTGCTCCGTGCCCATTGGCTTGTCGGTGAAATTTATCACTGTACTCCTCTCTGCAACTCCTATTGTAGGCATTCTGTTTGGAATGTCAACACAATATGAAGCCCCCCAGAAATTTGACCGCGTTACCGTCAACTCTTGGGGGGCTCGTCGGTTGCCTTTGCAGAGGGGAGCCCGACTTCCTTGTTAGATATATGATAGGTCTTTCCTAACGAATGTCAATAGAAAAAGGGGGCGGCACTTTGCCACCCCCCCGGCTCTGCCCCTTGAGGCTAGAGACTTACTTCTTCTTGCCGTCCGTATTGGCGGACACCTGGTTGTAGCTACCTGCGACAGCAGCGGGAGCCAGGAAGCCAAAATCGCCACCCGACTTATCGGTCGAGGGCTTCTGGGCCTGCATTTTCTTTTTACTAGCCATTGGGTTCTCCTTTAGAGAAAAGAATCGTTGTCCCCGAATAAGAGTATAGGTTGACAAGATGCAATTTGCAACACAATATATAACTGATGGGAAACGAACTCGAATTGATCCGAGCCCTTACTGCGTTAAAGCAGAAGGAGGAGGAGAATCAAGCCTCCAGATTCACGCCTTACACTGAGCAACTTGAGTTTCTTAACTCGACAGCAGGCATTGTTTGCCTGGTCGGGGGGAACAGGGTCGGGAAAACGCTTACGGGTTCATATGCTATTAAGTGCCACGCGACCGGAGACTACCCTTCATGGTGGAAGGGAATCCGTTTCGCCGGACCAATCAATATCTGGGTGGCTGGTGTGACGGCCACTCGCGTCCGAGACACGCTCCAAGAGAAGCTGTTTGGTAAGCGTGGCAAGATGGGAACAGGTATGATTCCCAAAAAGGACATAGTAATTGATTCGCTTATCAAGAAACCCGGAACTCCCGGTGCCATTGACCAGATTGACATTAAGCATGTATCAGGTGGGGCTTCGACGATCCAGTTCTTCTCCTATGAGATGGAGAGCGAGAAATACATGGGTTCTTCTGTCAATTTGATCTGGTTTGATGAGGAGCCGCCAGAGGACATCTACAATGAGTGCAAGATGCGTGTCTTGGATTGCGCGGGGAGTATCTTCTTTACCTTCACGCCCTTGAGCGGTATCACACCTCTCTATGACAACATTATGCGGGATGACTCGATCCACAAAATCCACCTCTCGATGGACGCGGCGAAGCATCTGAAGAAAGAGGACATTGAAAAACTGCTCGATGGCATGAGTGATTCCGAGAAGAAGGCGCGGCGTCATGGCGTAGCAACGATTGGTTCCGGCAAGGTGTTTAACTTTGAGGAATCCGAGTATTCTATTGAACCGTTTGAGATCCCCCCATACTGGCGCAGGCTTGGGGGTCTTGATGTGGGTGGGACGCATCCCACGGGCGCATTGATGGCCTGCATTGATGATGCCTCTGGCACGATCTATGTGACCAATGAATACCGGCAGGCCGGGAAAACGGCGGTAGAACATGCGGCGCACTTGAAACACTGGGGCGTCAAGTTTGCCGTCGATAAGTCTGCTTTCCAGCGGAGTCAGGGAACGCTCATCTCAACCGCCTCAATCTACCAAGATGAGGGGCTTGAACTTGTAAATGCGGGGAACAATGCAAACACCTGGAAGCCATCTGTTGAAGAGGTTAGGCGTCTGATTGGCTCCGGTTGCCTTTATATCTTCACTACTTGTAATATGTTGCTCCAGGAGCTACGGACATACCGAGTGAAAACGACTGAAAATGGAGGGGAAACGGTTGTGAAAACCAATGATGATCTGGTTGACCCTCTCCGGTATATCTGCATG